CTAGATTGCGATTGTCGTCCAGTCCTTCCCCCGGTCATCATGATAGCCGTCGGTCTGCTGCTGGGATCTATGCCCCAAGAGTTCTTTCGTGTTCACTCCCTGCGCTTTATATAACCTTTCCGCTAAGGATCGCTGCTCATGAAAAGTAGAAGGGGTCTTGCCTTCTTGTAACGGGATCTTAGCTTTATCGCGTGCTTTACTGAAATTCGTTGTCAACGTATTGGATTTGACCTTGGCACCACGCTCTGCTTGAGAAGTAGCTCTGAAAAAATGAACCAGATAGGGGCTGATGGCATAATCCCGGCACCGTGAAATTATGTCGCGCAGGCTCCAGTTTATGTCGTTCAGGCGAAGCGAAAGTGGGATGGCAATTTTGCTCCCTGTCTTTTCCTGTAGTACGTGCAGGTGATCATCCCAGACATCGCTAAACTTCATATTGGAAATATCACCGAGGCGCTGGCCCGTCACTAATGCCAGCAGCATTGCATTCCCCATATATTGATGATTGCTGTCCGCAATCTCGAATATCTTCTGCCATTCCTCCAGGCTCAGTCGCTGGCGGGTAATTTTTCTGCGGGGCTTTTTGGTCGCTGATGCTGGATCGTAACCAGGAGGAACTTCACCCGCATGCTGAGCTTCTTTAAAAATATCAACAAAGACTGTCCGCACTACCTGGGCCATTCGTGGCTGGCCAGCCGTGACGTATTCATCAAGCATCTGTGCAATATCGCGAACATCCACAGATGGCAGTAGCTTCATACCGACTCGTTCTCGCAACAATGAAACCGGTTTGGTTTTCTGTTTGAATGTGTTCAGTTTGATGTCGCCAGTCGCCAGACGTTCTTCCTGAATCTTCCAGTATCGATCCAGCCAAGTGGATACTGTGATCGCTTTGCCTTTGCTAGTGGCGATCCTGTCGCTGATCGCCAGAATTTGCCGGCTTCTCTGTTCCGCTAGACGGGCGTTAGCTTCAGTAGCGATCGCTATAGCTTCAGCCTCATCGGTGCCCAACGCATGGAACTTACCTGTGACGGGGTGTTTATACCGCCAGTAAACCTTATTCACCTTTCTGCTATAGAGAGGGTAAAGGTTCGGAACAGAAACTTTGTTTTTACGCGGTCGAGCTGCCATCAGCTAGAATCCTCTGAAGTATTGGAGAATCAGTCTTTCGGATATTCGGCTTAGCCAATTCGCCAACAAGTTCTGCATCTTCCCTTACTCGCCATTTGCGACCCTGCTTCATTGCTGGCGGGGAAAAAAGATTTTGCTTAGCGTATCGGCGCAGAGTATTCAAAGCTGGTGGACTGCTCCGGTATTTCTCTGCTGCCCATTCCTCAAGCGTTAGCATTTGCTTCATGGCTTGTTCTCCACTTACCGGCTGCACCCGGGTTGAAGTTGTACACAATGAAACGCCATCATCAGAATGACGTTTTACATAATCTTTAAAAATTATTTTTTTATAACTTTATCTGCTAATCCAGCAATAGCCTCGATCCCATCAAACATTGCTGGGATGTTGTTTTCATTGGTTTGGATTGGGCTAAATATCAATGAGTCAAAACTATCAAGAACCTTTTCAATATCTGCTTTATTTCTTTTTCGGTATTCGACATAGCTATCTATGAAAGAGCATAGGCTCAATCTTAACTCAATTTGAATAAGTTGAGTTCTTAAAGACTTAGCTTCCAGATATGATAAACGGAAAAAATAAATTAGTATCATCTCAATAGTAAAGAATGGAAGTACTACAAATATTGCAGAGTAATCTTTTGGCAATGTACTTGGAAAAATAAGATGTGCTGCAGTGATAATTAATGGCGCTATAAAAATGCACCCAAATAACTTCTTGTATGTAGAAATAGTAATCTTTAGTTCCATTTCTTTTTTTTCTTTTATTTTATTAAATCCAGAGCTTAATCCAACGAAATTATATTCTGAGCGTAAGTTTTGTATTCTGCTTTCTAATGCGGAAATTTCCTTACGGGTATTTTCGATATATTCCAAGCTTTTAGTTGCATGTTCCTTAGCCGAAATGATCTGCTCTTTATTTTCGCCCAAAGCATTTTCCACATCTTTTAAAGAGTTGGTTTTTGTACTCTCTATTTCTGCCTTAATAAGACCACTTTTTTCAGATATGTCTTTTAATAATGCGTCTCTCTTTTCATCGACTGAAATTACGAGTTTTTTTGCATTTTCAAATGCAGGTGAAGTAACCATCCACTTGCTAAGTGCGATAGGTAATGTATCTCGAATCCAATCAAATTGGACGTAAGGCTGGTATTTAGATTTGAAAATATCATTTAATTCTGTTAGATCTTCGTTGGAAAGATATGCTACATTTGGCCGTTCGCCGCTCCAAAAATAATATTCAAACATGATGCGCAAAAGATTGGATAAGAAAACAGGTTTACTTGATAAATAATCGCCTTTCATAAATTCCATATACTCTATTATATGTTCTTGATTAAAAGGAGTATATCTGTCTAATTTGTTTGGATTTGTTTTAATAATTCTATAAAAATCATGCCAAGCAGCCGTTAAAGTGGCCGCAAAAAAATGTTATGTTCCCAAGATAAATGATTGTTGTCTAAATCCAGATTAATGAGGCTTTTGCTGTTTTTGCTGATAAGTAAATCTTCATTAATAACATTGTCAGTTTCCGTGATTTTTCTCAAAACTTCAGGGTTTGTGAAAAAATTCATTTAAATTCCTTAGATACGTACTTTTAGTTAAAGTGGTTTGTAGGTTAACAATTCTGAAGGGATAAATCATTGACAAATGTTTCAGTTCTAAGTTTTGGGAACGGGATTTGCCTTAGGAGCTTTAAAGATCTTCAATAAAAATCTCTTAAGGCAAATATTTCAAGCGCTAAATGTACCGATAAAGGTTTCCACCTGGCTACCTTTGAATTTCTCGACCAGCAGATCACGGAACTCGGTGGCCATATCTTCCTGTTGGGCTTCAAGCTGAACAATGCGCAGTACCAGGGTAGGGCGATCGCCACCGATGATGCTCAGTCGCAGCTTGAATGGACGCTCCGCCAGCCCTTCGAACGGCACGCAGCGAAACTCGAACGCCACCGGCATGATGTCCTGCGTGCGAGCTTCAACGCTTTCCATCAGAGAGCGCTTGCCGCTAAAGTCCTGATCCTCGTAGTCCGCTTTCTGGATGGACTCGATAGTAATTTTGCGGATCGCCGCTGCTGATTTTTTGGCGTCGATAACCTGGCCGTCAGCATCAAAGCCAGTCAGGTTTTCTGCCCAGTCCTCCAGCCACTCGGCCAGCGCTTTTTGGTTGTGACGCTCGCCATTGATGGATAGCAGGGAGGAGAACGGGGCGGTCTTTTTAAGCGCAAGGTGAGCGATGTTGTCTGCATGCCCTGGGCTTTCGATTGTGCCGAGGTTAAAGACCGACGCTGCGCGCATATCGTCGGCGTTGATAAAGCAGCGGCTACCTTCCGTAGCGTAGCCAGTGGAATAGCGCGTAAAGTCTTCAATGTTGGCGGTTACCATCTTGCCGCGGAAGCGGTAGCGCTCCAGGCAAAGCGACTCCAAGCTATCAATGCGGACACCCTGAGGAATGACAGCTGCAGGGCAATCCACGCTTTCAAGCTTCTCTTCCATATAGCGGGAGAGTGTCAGATCGCTAATTTTTTCGATCGCGGTACCGTCTAAAGAGTGGGACATGATTCTTCCTTAAGAAAATGTGAAAGGGTTATTGCTGGGCGCGCAGTTTCGCGTCAGCGTCGCCAGCAAGGGTGAACAACTGGCCCTGATCTTCCTGCAAGATGGTCAGCTTGCCGCCGCGGTTCACATACATTGGGGTTTCGGTGGTGTCCTCTTCGGAAGACTTTCCGCGCGGGGTAGGGCGTACATAGGAGAGCTTGTGCTTGATGTTGACGCGCTTCTCTTCGACAGAATTGCTCATGCGGTCAATTTCAAACGTCAGGGTTACTTTCCCTTTCTGGCCGTTGT